GCGTCCTCGAACTTCCCGTCCCCCACGTCCATCCGGTAGTAGGAGATGAACACCCCCGCCTTCGCATCAGGGGTGGTGGTGACGGGCCACAGCTTCGTGGGGGAGACGGGCCACAGCTCCACCACGATGCCGGCGCTGCTCCGGATCTTGCGGAGGTAGGCGTTGCCGTGGACGTTCTTCGCGTACTCCAGCCAGAAGTTGACCTCCGGCTGCGACAGCGAGGGGTGCGGGTCGTCCAGCAGGGCCATGAGCGGGTGGCCGTTCTCGAACTCCTCGCTGCCGTCCCGCGCGATGCGGAACACGCGGAGGGGCGCCTCCTGGAAGGAATTACAGATGGCGGCTAAACAGGCGTACACCGCGCTGTTCCAGTCCAGGCGCTGGCCGCCCATCGCCGCCGAGAGGACGGGGCCGACGTAGGTGCTGTCGTAGTTCTCCGTGGTGAAGGTGTAGAGCGCCGACTTCACCTCCCCCACGGGGGACGCTTCGGGCAGGGAGAGCAGCTTGCCCTCCAGCGCCGCCGTCGCGGCGGCGAGGGCGATGCCCGCCCCGACCGGGTCGCTCCGCCAGTCGGCGGGGATGAGCGGGTTGGTTGCCATCTCAATACACCCATTCGGACGGGGAGGCGGCCCCGTGCCAGGCTAAGGCCAGGGCCATCACGGTGTCGTCGTGCATCCCCTCCGGGGCCGAGTACCGGAGGGTGCCGCTGGGGAGGCGCTCCGCCTGGTACGCCAGCAGCTCGTTGAGGAGGTCGGGGTTGTTCAGGATGCGGAGTTCCCCGCGCTCGAAGGCCAGGGCCAGGGCGTCGATCGCCGTCGCCTTGCTCGCGTTGGTGGTGAGGAACGGGTACACCGGCAGGTTCAGGCGCTGGAGGTCTTCGATGAGCGGGACGCCCATCGCGTTCTGCTCCGCGTAGATGGCGGTCGGGCGGAACCGCTCAGACAGCGCCTGCAGCCGCCCCTTCTGGATCGTGTAGTCGATCTGGTTGAAGCGGTCCTGCGCCACCAGCTCCCGCGTGGTCGCGTCGATGACCGAGACCACGGTGAAGTCCGTGAGCTTCCCCCAGTCCACGCCGAAGACGTACTGGTGCCCCGGCTGCGCCTCCGCCTGGGGCGTGGCGGTGGCCGCCTCCCGCACCTTCCGAAAGACGCCCCCGGCGTCCTCGAGGAACTCCGCGTCCCACTCCTGCCGGAAGACGTGCTCGGGCACCCGCTCCCGCGCCTGGGCATACGCCTTCTTGATGGTGGGCATAGGGTTCGCCGACGTGGGGGCGGTGAAGGCGGCCTGGTCGGCGTTCATCAGCGCCCGGCCCAGCTCCCACTCCCGCCAGAACCAGTTGCGCCCCATCGGCGTGGAGATGAGCAGGGCGTCCCCGCCGTAGTCCGCCAGCGTGGGCATCACCACCTCCGTCCAGGTGCTCTCGGAGATGCGCGCCGCCTCCTCCAGCACGGCCAGGTGGAACGCCTCCCCGCGCAGGCCGACGTCGTTGTCCGCGCTATACACCCCCAGGAAGCCGCCGGTGGCGGAGAACTCGACGGACCGCTCCGTCCGGTTGGCCGCCACCACCTTGTCCCGGAGGAGTGGCCCCACCGCCGCCTCCACCCAGCGCCACACCGGGCGGGCGTTCTTGTAGGTGGGCACCACCCAGGCGACCCGGCCGCCGTCGCTGGCGGCCGCGAGGGAGATGGCGCCGGCCATCACGGTCTTCCCCCACCGCCGGCCCATCGCAATGGCCTTCGTCTTCGCCGGGTGCGCGGCGATGGCCCACTGGTCGGGGCGCAGCCGGGGCAGGTAGAGGTCGCTCACCCGGCCAACTCCTCGGGCTCGGGCGGGGCCAGGGCGCGGATGCTCTGCCGGTAGTCCACCGCGCGCACCTCCACCACCCCGGCGTGCTCCTGGGTGATCGTCCCGCTGTGCTGCTGCTCCACCCGCTCGACGTAGCCCCGGGACTTGCCCTGCGTCTTGAGGTAGAAGCAGACGGCCCACGCCTCGCCGGACTGGATGGCCTTGTAGAGCGCCAGCTCGGCCACGTCCGTCATGCCCTCCCGCTGCTGGGCGCGGGCCTCGGCCACCTGGGGGTAGCGGTCGATGTACGCCTGCACGGTGTTGGGCACGCACCCCAGGAGGCGCGCGGCGACCGTCACCATGCCCTTGCTCTGCTCGAGGGCGGTGGTCACCTGCTCTTGGGTGTAGCGTTGCTTCGCCATCTTTTTAGGTGCTCAGGACGCGCAGGACGGGGTAAGCCCCATCTTGGAGAGGCGCTCCAGCGTCACGGCGACGTACTTGGGCTCCAACTCCATGCCGTAGCCGATGCGATTGGCTTGCTGTGCCGCGACGAGCGTGGTGCCACTCCCGCAGAAGGGGTCGTAGACGACCTCACCCCCTCGGGATGAGTTCTCCAGCGCCCGCGCCACCAACTCCACCGGCTTCATGGTGGGATGCTCGGGAGACGCCTGGGGCCGGTCAATCTCCCACACCGTGTCTTGTGTCCGCCGGGTGTGGTCACGATGCGCCCCGTTCGGGAGCCAGCCAAAGAACATCGGCTCGTGCCGCCAGTGGTATGGCACCCCCAAGGGCGCGAAGGTGGCGTTCTGCTTGACCCAGATAATCGTCTGTCGGTAGACGCCCATCTCTTTGAGCACCTGGCCGAACAGCAGATGTAACGGCCCCGGCGGGGCCGTTACATACCACGCGGCCCCGGCGGTGCCGTGCTCTCGGGCAACGACGAACGCGCTCCGGAGCAATTCCTCCAAGCCCGCCTCGTCCAGCGTGTCGTTCGTCAGGTTCTCCTCAACTCGATTGCTCCGAGCAATCGAGTTGAGGTACTTGTTCTTGTCCCCCACCGCCACGCCGTAGGGCGGGTCTGTCCACAGCATCTCGTAGCGGACACCGCCCATCAGCCGCTCGACGTCCTCCGCCTTCGTGGCGTCCCCGCACAGCAGCCGGTGCTTCCCGATCACCCACAACTGCCCCTCGCGGGTCGACCACTTCTCCCGCAGTTCCTCGGCCCTATCAATCTCCGCCTCGGGCGCCTGGTGCGGCCCGCCCCCGAGGGCGATGCCGTTGTCGTCGGCCAGGTCGCGCAGCGCCCCTCGGAGGGCGGCGTCGTCCGTCCGCACCTCCTTGAGCAAGTCCTCGAGCTGCTCGCGGTCGGCCCCGGCCATCGCGCCCAGCGGGTCGAAGGTGGCGAGCACCTTCGCCTCCTCCTCCTGGGTCAGCTCCACGTACACCACGGGCACGCTCGCCTCCCGCCGGGAGATGGCGATACCCACCCGGGCGTGGCCGTCCACGACGTGCCCCGTCGTGCGGTTGACGATGACGTCCTGGACCCAGCCCACCTCGTCCAGCACCCCAGCGAGCGCGTCCTGCTGGTGCTTCGGGTGCAGCCGCCAGTTCTTCGGGTTGGCGAGGAGTTGATCCGGCGCCTCCTCGCCGTGGCCCACGATGCGCGACCGCCAGCCCTGCGCGGCCATCAGCCCTTCCCCTCCTGCTGCTTGCGGACGTCCTGGGTGCTGACCACGTCCAGCGCGGTCACCAGGATGGCGATCCAGCTCAGGGCGAGGATGAACTGAGGCTCCTCCTTGGCGATCGTCAGCGCCGAGAGGGGCCAGCCGATGAGGCAGACCGCGACCAGCGCCCAGGCGGCCCACACCCGCACCTTGGGGCTCATCAGATGAGGCTCTTCCGGACGTGGACCTGGAACTCCGCCGGGGCCGTCACCGCGGCGGTGCCCACGCCCACCAGGCGGACGCTCCACAGCCCCTCCTCGTCCAGCTTGACGTCGGCATAGAAGCGGCCCGTCGTCTCCTTGAAGAGCGCGGGGCTGCCGCTGTAGGTGTAGATGGTGCTGGCCCCGCTGGGCTTGAGCACGATCATGGTGACCGAGGTGCCCGGGTCCGTCGCCGTGCCCGCGCGGTCGGTGAAGGCGTCGGCGCCGCTGAGGCTGTAGTTGCCCAGCGTCACCGTCTGGTCCAGGGTGTACGAGGTGATGCTCATCTCACGCGGCGCTCCCGACGCCCACCGACGACGTCCGGCCACCGTCACCCGCCAGGGCTGGATGGCGTTCGGGTCCGGCTGCAACAGGAACCGGACGCCCGCGTCCCGCTGCCGCAGTCCCGCCAGTCGGAGACGGAGCGCCGCGTCCTTGAAGCGCGACACCCCCACCGCGAACCGCAGGGCCGCGTCCTTGTAGCCGGTGACCCGCAGCCGGAAGCGGGCCGCAACGTCCTTGTAGCCCTGCCCACGGAGGCGGAAGCGCGCCGCCGCGTCCTTGTAGCCCAGGACGTAGAGGCGGAAGCGGACGGCCGCATCCTTGTAGCCCGTC